CCTCGGCCCAATCCCAGACCGCCCAGCCGTTGGTGGCGGCGGTGGCGTAGAGCTCGGTCAGGCGAGTGGCCCAGGAGGCGTCGACCTGCTGCTTGTTCGACGGCGGGATCAGCAGTGCGAACGACGGGCTGTAGCCGAGCGCCGTCGTGATGGAGGTGACCATCGTCGACACCTTGGAGGTGAAGTCGGTGCCGGCGGTCTCGTTGGAGCCCAGGGCGATCACGACCAGCGACGGGGCGAGCTGCGAGTGGTAGAAGCTCGCTCGCAGCAGACTCAACCAGTCGGTGGAGTAGGTGGTGTCGACCGAGTCGTTGTAGGTGGAGAAGTTGGAGCCGAACAGTGAGGAGTTCCAGACCCTGACACCTGTGGTCTCTTCGCCGTCGTAGACGTAGCAGCCGTCGAGGACGATGGAGGACACCGAGGCGGTCACGGTGACGGTGTAGGTGCCACGGGTCAGGGTGCCGGTGACCCAGCGGACCACATCCTCTTGGCCCTGCTGCATGGTGCCGTCGTAGGTGGAGGTGACGCCGAGGCTGGCGACCGAGGAACCGTTGGTGTCGGTCACGTTGATGGCGATCGACCCGGATCCTGTGGCAGGCCGACGCATCCGGTAGACGACCTCGGCGCTGGTGCCGGTGAACGACACGCTGGCGGTGCCACCGTTGTTGATGACGATGGCTCGCAGGCCGAGGCCTCGAGCGAAGCGGGTGGTGGCGCCATTCGATGGGCTCCAGCGCGGCGAGCGGTACGTGCCGGCATAGGCCGGGATGTACTGGCCGATCCGGCCATTGGCGTTCGCGAGCTGTGCGAGGTTCGTGGCGAAGCGCTTGACCATCTGTTGGTTGTACGGGCTGGTGGCATCGAAGCCTTCGCCGATGGAGTCTCCGACCCACAGGACATCTGCGGTGGCGGTGCCGGAGGTCTTGCGGGCGTAACGCACCGCCGCGAGGTCTCGGTGCCAGCGGCGCAGAGGGGCGACGCCTTCGCGCTGGATGATCGAGTCGATGCCGGGCGTCGAAAGCGCGACGGTCTGCGTGCCCGAGTCGTAGGTGATCGGGGTGGTGGCGGCCACGACGCCGGGGGTGCCGTTGGTGCCAGCGGGGCCCTGCGGCCCGGACGCGCCGACGGCGACGACCTCGGGGACGCCTTGAGTCACGGTGACGGTTTTGTCCTCGATGGTGAGGGCGATGTTGGTGAGCCGGACGACGACTGACGAGCTCACGACCGGGTCACGTCCTGATCAATGCGGACAGGGCCGGCGAGCAGGGTGGTGACGGTGGCGCCGTTGGTCTCCTGAAGATCCCACACGGCCACGCCGGTGGACAGTGCAGCGGTCTGGGCGGCGGTGAGGGTGCAGGCCAACTGGCCGGCGGCGCCGTTGGTGACCGAGCAGGAGAACGTGGCAAGCGCGCTCGAGGCGTCAGCGGTGGCACGGACCTGCGCGGCGTAGCTGCGGCCCGTGATGTTGACCGCGGTACCGCTGGAGTCCTGGAGCGTGACCGAGATGGTCTCGGTGTCGCCGATGCGAAGAGTCAGCGGGTAGTTGGCGGGGTTGCTCATAAGTTCTCCCTGCTAGAAGCGGCGAGCGGTGAAAGTGGAGTAGGGCACGCCCTCGTAGAGGCGGCACAGCCGATCCATCGAGATCAGCTCGAGATCCCCGAAGCCGTCTTCGACGTTGTGGAGCAGCACGACACCGCGCCACTCGTCGGCCTGCGGACCCCGGTAGGTCTCGGCGTGCTGGTAGAAGCTGCCGGCCACCAAGCCCATCTGGGGGCGACCCAGCACCATCCGTTGGCCCCAGGCGATGCCCTGCTGATGACCCTGGACGAAGCTGTGGCCGATGGTCTTGAGGCGGTTCTCAATGTTGCCCGAGAGCGACCTGCCGTTGCCGTGGTTGTAGAAGTAGTGGCTGTACACCAGCCCGTCGATGGTGACGGGGGCGAGGAAGTCGTGCACGATGAAGCCGTGGGCGGCGTAGTTGAGGTCGCCGGTGGAGATGACGCCCTCAAGCTTGGCGTCGTCGTCGACAGCCCGGCTGATGCGGTTCTCATGGTTGCCGAGCAGCAGCTGCAGCGACGGCTTGTAGAGCGGGTCGTGATTGATCCGCATCTTGGTGTTGTGCTGCTCAAGGGGCCGGCACAACAGATCGAACGCTTCGTTGGCCGCGGCGATGTCGTTGACGTAGCGCCGGCCTTCGAACTGGCGCTTGCCTCGGTCATAGGCGCTGAGTGACTCCATGTCGGCGAAGTCGCCAAGACAGATGATGTCGGTGATGGTGCGGCGCAGATCGACGATGAGTTGCCCGAGCCAACCGATGTGCTCGGTCGGGACTCCGGGCTTCACTTGAGCGTCGGGGATGATCAGGTGCACCTTGGGTGTCGTCATCTCCGCCTCCGATGAGTCGGTCACCAGCGACGGCGACCGCGATGGTGGACGTTCTCATGGCGATCAAGGCGGTCGGCGACGCCGTCCACCTTTTCGTCGACACGGTCCACGGCTTCGTGGAGATTCAGCAGCCGATCGCGCACGTCGGTGACCAGGGCTCTGCCTTCAGCGTGCTGATCGGAGTTCTCACGGCGCAACTTCGCGAGCTGCACGATGGCACCCACGATCGCACCGATGAGCACGGAGACCACGGTCGCCACGGCGATCCACTCAGCAGCTCCCCACCCAGCGGAGTCGGTGACGTTCATAAATCATTACTTCGCGATCGGGATTGGGCCCAGAAACTCCGGTGTGGTCACCCAGCACTGGGCGCCGCCGCACGGCTCGGGCTTGGTGTCGGCCGGCGGGGTCAGAATCTGGCCGCCGTTGAGGCCCAACACGTACGCGATGGCGGCGACCTCTTTGGCGTCCTTGAGATGCCAGCGTGACGACAGGTTCGCCTGGACGACGAACACGGCCGGGTCGTTCTTGGCTCGCATGAGCCACACGTTCTTCATGTCATCGTCTCCTGACGGTGTCGGTGCGCCGACGAGGCGGCGCATGAACTCCTCAACGGGCCAGTTCGGGCCCGGATCGGTGTGGTCGGTGCCCATCCCGATCGAGGACAGGAACCCGTGGGTCGTGATGCCGGACGCGCCAGCGTGCAGCTGGTCGGCGGTGAGCCACACCCGGTCGATGCCGTACCGGTCACACAGGGAGCCGACGAGATCGACGAGACGGTCGAGCTGCGCTTGGGCTTCGGAGCTGCCGAGCCATTCGGCGTCATAGGCGGCATAGCCGGTCTGCTCGATGCCGATCGAGGCGCCACCGGCGTACTGGTTGGCGCCACCGCACTGCCACGCCACGGCCCGCGGCAGCACACCGCACCACACCTCGGCCGGATCGACCATGTAATGAGCAGAGGCCTGCGGGCTGGTCGGTCCTGCGAACCACTGCGCCACACTGCGCGCCCGGCCGATCTCGATCGGGCACTCCATGGAGTGGATGACGATGAGGCGGGGCTGACCCGTGGCCGGCGACTGGTAGCGGGCCGAAGCGCACGGGATGGCGTTGAGATCCATCAGGCCGGAGCGCCAGCAGGACCGGCGTCTTCGATGATGAGCGAGGCGGTGGTAAACGTCTGAGTCGTCGATGACGAGCTCGACACCGCACCGATCTTCCATGTCTGGGTGCCGGTCGAGGTTGAGGTGAACAGGAACGAACCGCCGGCGTTGCGGCGCTGATTCGCCCCGGCGAACACGTTGGTGGGGAACGCGAACAGTAACGTGCCGCCGCTGGTGAACATCGAGACCGACACGTTGTCGCCGGTGACCGTCGAGTTCTGCAGGTCGCCGGTGAGGGTGATTTTGTAGTAGCGCCGGTTCACTGCCGAGAACGTGAAGTTGCTGGTGTAGGCGATGGAGTTTGTGAAGTTCAACGCCCCAGGAGTCGCCGAGATCGCGACGTTGCCCCACGGAAGGTTCCACGGGGCACGCCAGGTGCCGGCCGAGGTGTACTCGTAGATCCCCTCGGTAGCGGTGTTGGTGGTGAGCGTGGAGACCATGCCGGTGACCGGCGTCGTGATCGCCGAGGTGCGGCTGGCGCCGGACGCGAACGGGGTCACGACCTGATCGCGCACGTCGGTGTTCGCCCAGTCACTGGTGATGTAGTCACCCGAGTTGATCGTTGTGTACGGCATGAACCCTCCAGGGGTGTTCGGGGCTACCAGCCCCAGCGGGTGAGATCGAAGTAGCCGGCCTGCGAATCGACACCGTCGAACAGCGCCAGCCCGACGTTTTCGTAGGCAGACGCTGACGAGAAGTTGAGTGTGGTCAGCCAGTTGTCGGGGGTGATCGAATGCGAGATCCCCTCGATGAAAACCATCTGGGAGATCTGTGTGGACTCATACACCGGTGTGTGAACGATGCGGGCCCCGTTGCGCAGTCCGATGTCGCCCGAGGCGAGCGAATAGAACAGCGCTCCGCCGGGCTCGGATGTCTCGAGGTCGTAGTTCTGCGACGCCAGCGGCGACACGGTCAGGGTCTCGACGCGCAGCTCGGGGTTCTGGAACACGGTGAGCTGCCGGTTGGCGAGCCTGAGCACGACCGTGTCGGACTCGGTCAGTAGATCCGAGCGGCTGATCTTGCGATCCCCGTACAGCGAACGCGACGAACCGGACGCAACCGTCTGGGCGGTTCCGCCCGCCGATTTGTACTCCACGATGTTGGTGACCAGATCGCCGTTGTAGGCATATCCGATGTCCTGGAACACCACGGTGCGACCGAACTCGGTCGAAGCGTGATCGCTGAAGGTCACATAGTGCGACAGGCGCCCCTTCTCAACCTGAGCATTGATGCCGTCGAAGGTGGCGGTCCCGTCGGGGCGCACGTAGAAGTACCCGCCCTCGGAATCGGCAGTGAGCTGCAGCAGCTCGGTGGCGCCACCTTCCAGCGTGGTCGCCGCAAGGGTGGATGAGCCGTCGTCGATGTTTCGAGGGCCGTCCCAGCCGGCGACATCAAGGATTCGGTTGACGCGAGCGCCCGAGCTCTCGCCGGCGCCTTGAGCGGTCTGGGCCAGTCCTGTCCACTGGGCGAGTCGTGACTCGATCCCGACAGCTGAGACCTCCACGACGGCGTCATAGCCCATCTGCGGATACTTCTGATCCCAGGACTGGATGAGTCCGGTAAACAGGATCCACGAATAGGTCTGCGACGCCGTGGTGTACACCGCTCGCACTCGGATCTGTCGCAGCACTCCGATGGTGGTCGAAGATCCCACCCGATACGGGCTTGAGGTATTGGTCGGCGAGAACCGACCATCGGTGTTGCCGAGGCTGATCGAAGCCGTGGCGGTGTTGTAGCGATTGGTCTGTCGGGAGAACTGATGCGATGTCTGCACCGAGCGCACCCACTGGGTGATGTCGGTCCATTCCGGGCCGTACCCAGTGAACTGGGCTGTGGCCGAGTCCCAGGTGTCCTCATCCCACTGGGTGAGCCCACTGGGCGTCGGAGGGGGACCGACGAACGACACCGGCCGGGACAGATCGGCCTCGACATAGAGGGTGACGGCGCCACCCCAACCTGTCGTGCCCATCAGTTCCTCCAGCCAGTTCCGTTCATGCGCTCGTACTTGCGGATCGCTTCAACGACATCGGCACCATCAGAGCCCGGAGGCATCGTGATGTTGACCGTCATGGTGTTGCCGCCACCGCCGGCGCCCAGGGCGTGCTCGGTCGACAGGGCGTTGACCACCGTTCCCGAGCTTGAGGGGACGAACAGCTCGGGACCGCGCTCACCGACCAATGTGACTTGCCCTTGAGGGGCGAAACCTCCGGCGGCGTGTTTAGGCAGAAACACGCCTAGGCCGTTGTCTTTGGAACCGAACGGATGCAGATACATCCACTCGTGATCGGTTCGAGCCTGTGCAAGTTTGCGAACCAAGGCATCAAGGCTGGAGTCGTCGGTCTCAGCCTTCAGCACGCGCGTTTTGAGCAGCTCGCTGACCACCTTGGCGGTGGCATCGACGCCGAGGATCTTCTCCGACAGAGCCCTGCCGGCTTCGGTGGTCGGGTCGATGCCGTTCAGCCGCAAGGTGTCCAATGCTGCTTGA